ATAATCTACGACCAGAACCTTTAGGTTTTTTTCCTGTTCCTACTTTTGGGTCTCTTTTTTTTGTCATTCTTTTTCACATAATTTGCAACTATTCTAGCTTGGTTTGCATGAAGCTTTGAAGCTTTTTTTAGTTGTTTAGTTACTTTTTTTAATTGTCTTACCATATTATATTCTTGTTGTTGTTTTTTTAATATAAATAATGTTTGATTATTCATAACACACCTCCTAATTAAAGTTAGTGCGTTTCTTCAGTTACCCTACTTCCAACTCAATGAGTTAAACGATTATGTTTTTTTCTTTTTCTTTTTTTTAAATGTTGAAACAAATGTTGGTTTACCACCTACACCTTGTTTCTTTGCTCTTTTTCTTTTTACTGCAGATGTTTTTTCTGCTTGTGTCATTCTTTTTGCTTTTGCTAATGGAACACATTTAGGATATTTACGTTTACTTCCTTTAGCTTTTTTTCTACCACAGGGTTGAAACTTACCATTCTTCTTTGGTGCTCCTATATCTACCCATTTTTCTCCTACCCATTTACGTAAGCTCATTTGTTCTTAATCCATTTATATATTGCATAAGTACCTAAACCAAGTATAATATAAAGTATACCATCAAACCAAGATATATTATGTATTGTATTAATTAGTTCAGGTGTTATATTCACTTCTTTTTCCTACGAGTAGTTTTTCTTTTCTTCTTAGTAGTTTTCTTTTTCTTTTTGCCACCAGGTTTTATTTTACCAGAACAAACTGCAGAAGCATACATATTAGCATAAGCTGATGGGTATACATCAAACTTTCTTTTAGCTGCTGCTTTACCTTTTGGGCAAAGTTTAGCCATTACATATTACCTCTTCTTGCATTTCTACGTGCAGCCATACCAGATAATACTACTTTACCATTTTTCTTTTTAACTAAACCACCAGCTTTAGCACCATACTTAGTTTTCATTCCCATAGTTCCTTTAGCTGCATATTTAGTTTTCATTTTTCCTGGCATCTTTATTCTCCTTATATAAATTATTAAATGTTATTTCAGGGTCAGTATAACTATCATGTATCTCTGCTGCATGTATATGCTGGCTTGGTCTAAAATCAGGTGCACCTTCACCAGTTATCCATAAAGCAGGACTTGTTACTCTAACTCTATTATTAGGTAAAGCTACTATATTACCTGTCCACTTTCCTGCATCTGTTAATTGTATTACATGATTTTGTTTATGTTGTGCAGGACAATCACTAATATCACTATCAGTAAAATCAACAGTAAACATGTAACGACCTTTATAAAATTCGTTATCTATTTTACAAAACCAAGGACTTGCTGTTAATAAATCAAGTTTAACTACACTATGTGTTCTTGATGAACAATCCCAAGGTTGTGCTAAATGTGTGTCCATTCTTTCTGGTACTTCATCTAATATTTCATCTGCTATTAGTGCTGTAATTGGCATTCTTGCCCACATTGCACCACCATGAATATTAGGTTCGTCTTCTATTCCAGTAAACATTACTTGAAAACTTAAACATCTATCTGGTATTGTATTAACTGCAAAAGCAATTCCATGTAATACTTCACCATGATAATCTAGATGATTATGTGTAAACTCTTTTCTTACCCAACATTTAAAATGTGGTATGTTACTAATTAAATAAGACAACTAACATTTCCATCTACGTCTTGCTTGTCTTAATCTTGAGTTAGGATTCTTAGCTGCTTTTGGAAACTTTTTCATTTGCCCTGCAGACCTAGCACAAAAACTCTTTCTTCTTTTAGCATCTTTACTACCTTTTTTTACTTTACCTGTAACAGCAGTCTTTAATTTACTACCAGGATTTTGTCTTCTATATTTAGCTACACCTTTAGCAGTCATGCCTGCACCTTTTTTAGTAGGTCTTTTATCTCCACTCTTAATCGACATGCCTTTCATGCCTTTGCCTTTAATCTTTTTCTTCCTAGCCATTTTCTATTTTAGACTCTTCTTTTACTTGAGCTTCAATAGTTCCTTGTACTTGAGGTCCTTTTCTAGCTGCACCAAAACCTTGACCAGTTGGTCTACCTACAACTTTATTTAAATCGTAGTTCTTTTCAGTTCTGCCTTGACCACCTTCTATAATTGTTTTACCTATAAATTTTCCCATTAGTTACATCCTCCATAAAATGAAGCAACAAGTTTATTACCTATGCTGCCACCTTTGTTAGCTTTTATTGTTTTTACTTTTAAATCTTTTTTATTTATATTTTTTTTATTTTTATTTTTTTCTTGTTGTTTTTTTAATTCTTTTTTTATTAAATCATTATATGATTTTTTATCAGCCATTTGCATACGTGGTTTTGATTTAACTTTAGTTTCTTGTAAAAATCTTTTCTTTGCTAACTTAATAGATTCTTCTTTAGAATAACCTTCTTCCATAAACTGTTCTACTAAATCTTCTAATGACTGTGGCATGATTAATTTCCTTTATCATAAAATTGTGATACTTCTGTATTACCATCACGAATGTTTTTACTTGTGCCACCATATAACTGATAAGACATTCCTCCACCAGCTTTTTTCATAACTTGACCACCATACATTTTATTAACAAGTTTATCACCTTGCTTATCTTTTTTAAACTTAACAATTTTTTGTTTTAATTCTGTAGGTAATGTTTGTTGTTTATCTGTTAAAAATTTATCTTCATTCATTTTATTGCCTCTTGTTACTTGTAAATTTATATTACTTCTATTAATACTCATTAGTCTGAACCTTTAACTACTGGTGTTGGGCCTCCTAATGGATTAGCAGGACTTTGCATATCATCTCTTCTAGTTCTTCTAGATTGATTTCTTAATGCATTAATTGAACTTTGATACTTTTGTTCCATAGCAGGAACTAATGAAAAGTTTTTCATAAAAATCATTGACTCTACCATACATGCATCAAACAAAGCATTATAACAAAAATCACTAAAATAGTTTGATGTGGTAGCACTTGTGCCTGTTGCACTTGCTAATGCTAAAGGTCTTTTTGTAGTTTGTATCTCACCAGTTAATGTTGAAGCTGGTGTAGGTACTACATAAATTTCTGTGTTATTTTTCCTTGCATAGTATCTAGGTTCACCTGTTGATGTACTAGCATGTGGAAAATAATCTATTGCATATTCATATGTTCTTTGCAATAAAGGTATTATATTAGAAGATACACTTGTTTTATAGTTTACATTTCTAACTACTAATGTACCTTCTGGTACTGTTACTATAGGATTTCCTGCAGTAAAAGTAAAACTAGAATAATTATCTAAACCAGAATCATCTAGTTCTTTCATTAATCTACTCTCTGCTCTTTCTACAATATTAGATATTTGACTTTCATATTCAGAAGAATCATTTTCAGTAGTATTAATTAAATCTGTTTTTAAAAATGAATACGAAGGCATTTACTATCCCACTATTAAAGTTATACCACCATTAGCACCAGGTGTAGAAACACTAACTGTTCCTCTACATCTAATACCCATTTCTCCTATGTAAATATCTGCTTGACCACTTGCAGGAACTTGAAACTTAATTTTACTTCCTTTAGAGTCTTCAATATCAATAGTGCCATTAACAGTTGAATAAGCATGTATTGCTAAAATACGAGTATCACCTTGTGTAGTTACTGCTACTCCGGTTCCTTGTATAAATTTTGATGTAATGTTTGTTGCCATTTTATTTCCTTGATATTAGTATAGGAAGGCAGAGTAACTCATACCTTCCCATAATTTACTATTAGACTCCTGGGTTTCCGATATACCCTCTCCAGTCAGACACACCAAAAGAATATCTTTCTCTTGCTTTAAATCTGATGTTTCCGGTATCGAAATCAGGTTCCATTTTTGTTTGTAAAGGTGTTCTAGTGAACATCTTAGTACCATTTGGAACGTCAGTTTTTATGAAATACGCATCTGGGTCATTAAATCTTCTGTTGACAAAGAAGCCATTAGGCACTAAGCCCATGTTCTTTAAACTGTTGATGTCATTGTCTGCACTTCCAGTTGTACCTGGAGTGTTTAAAATTACATCAGCAACGAAGATTAATTCGTTAGGTACGTGTAATGATACTGCTCCTGCTCCAATCAAAATACCTCTATCATCTTTAAGTTGTTGTACTTGTATTAAAGATGTTTCAAGTGTAGTTTGAGATAAGTCAGCATTAGTGCCATTATTTGCATAGTTACTTTGATTCCCACCAACGACTGTTGGATGTGCTGTACTAATGAATGCTTGACCATCACCAATAGCTGAAGCACCAGCAGTAAAAGCATTATTGAAAACTGCAGCAGCTTTCTGTTGCTTTGTATTTGCCATTGCTCTAGCTAAACCTCTTGCTCTTAACTTTGAAAAAGTGTCATAGAGGTTATCCTCCATTGCTTCTTCAGTAATAGCAAAAGCTAATGCGATAGTTTCATTGTTATATCTTGCGACATAACTTTCACTTGCGTTGTCAAAAGTTACAGCAGCACCTTCTAGTTTAGTTGGTGCAGTACCAAATCCTGTAAAGAGGACTTCCTCTTCAAAAGACCTGTCTGAGTTCTCTATATCATATAGAGGCTCATGTTCGTTATTAACTTCTCCGTACTCCATTCCAAAGACTGCATTCAATCCAGGAAGGAGCTCTTTACTAATAGCAGCTCTATTTATTGCCATGTGTTATTTCCTTTCCTAGTTATTATACAGATGTTGAAACTTGAGCTTTTACAAAATTACTTCTGTGTCCACTTAAGTATACTTCAACGATTGGATACTGGTCAGTATCAGTTACATTACCATTGACAGAATCGCCATCTAAGTCTTTTCTACCAACAACTCTTGCATGTGCACCTATTTCAACAGCAACTCCAACTGGAGCTCCTACTAATCTATAGTTAGATTGACCAGTGATTCTGCTACCAGCATTAGCTGCTGATACAGTTGCAGTATAACTGTTTACAATACCAATCTCACCATCTGATAGTGTAGAATCTGCTTGAACAAAATAAGTTTGTGCAGGGTCTGTAATGACATGAAGTTTAACATCAGTAACACATGTTCC